GTTGAGTACCGTGGTTGCTCCTCTCACGCAACAGCTTATTGACACTCCCCCAATCCTTCTCCGTCCGCCAAGCTGCGAGTCTCCGTCTATCTTGTAGACTTAAGAGACTATCATGATCAACAAACAGCTGGGGGTACATCCTAGATAGAGTCGTCTTCCCTTCACCACTCGGTATGTAAAGTACTCCGCGTGTGTCGGTGTCAAATTTGATGGCGCTTTGGGTCGTAACAAGCCCGTAATCAGTTTCGGCTAGCCCGACACCACCAAACGTTGCCGGAGTGGTTACGCGATCTATCTCTATGCCAACATGATGCTTAACGCTGCCTAAGCTCGTCGTGTCGGTGTACACCAAGGTACAATGCTTTTGAATTATAGCATCCAACAACCACTGCGGAATACTGACCCCGCGCCTCTGGAGCTTAGCAGACTGTTCTAAGAACGTAGCCGCGCGGGATGGGGGATTTGGTATTGGGTCTGAAAAGAACTCACCGTGAATGAAACCCATCAGCGCGCGTAAGCCGTACCCCCCGACTTTGTTATTCGCGGCATCATAGCTATAGCGGAGATACTCGCCACGTGCACCGAGCACGTCTTGCCCGATGTGATAATCAGAAGTGATTTTTGTAACTTGTCCAGCGAAAGCGCATAAATTGTACACTGCGGCGACTAGTGTTGCTTCCGTAGCATTGCTAGTCGTACAAAAGACATCATCTCCTAGCTTATCAGTTGGTTTTAATAAATACGACCTTTTAAAAAGGGCGGAGCAAGTCCGACGGACAATTCTGAAATCCACTTCAGATCGCATCGAATTTGTGAAACTAGTGCCACGCTCGCCGCTCTGCAGGCTACGGACTATTCTGGCGACCATATTTGTACTATTATCGGCTATGTAAGTATTTGATCTAGCGGCTAGAATCTGAGTTAAAACACTCGTAACATCTTTCCTTACCGTCGCTTGTAAGCTATGCACCGTACCACCACTCATACGCTCGAGTAATACCGTGGCAACAGCAGAATATAGGTTGCGCATACCCTGGAAATCATGATTAATGTTAAAATCCGAAAAATCCCACATAAAGCCGTGCCCGATCTTCAGATCCGCAATACGCCTGATATGGTTACTAATCCGGTCGCCGAGCGTGTG